ATAGTAAGTTTATGATTATTTTCTTGACAGGCTTTAATTAGTTCATTCCAATAATTGCATTCCCAATATGTCCATTCATGTGGACCATACAATATAACTTTATCAAAACTATCAGAATAAAGTGCATCTAACTGTGGTTGAACTTTATCTAACGTGTACCAAAATTCAAAAACTTGATATTTCATTAATTACCGACAAATACGCTCTTTGTAGATTCTTCCATCATCAGTCATTACTTCTTTCCAATCAGTACAAACTTGAACTGGCTGGGTTCGTTCGATAACAACTCTTTCTTCTCTATCTCTATCCTTAGCATCGGCAATAACTGCACCTAGAATTACACCACCGATCAAAGGTCCTACCCAGTTATCACGATGAATAATCACAGTACCGTGTCTGTGATGATGGTGACGATTTACGTGATGATATGGGCTGTGGCGATTGCTATCAACACCCCAACGATAATCATGGCGACCACCTGCAATTGCCGGAGTAGCCATTGTTGCTAACACAGCGATAATTAAACTACCAATAATCTTCTTCATGGATATCTCCTTAATAAATGAGTCCATATATAATGCACCATGCTTCTAGTGCTAATCTATGTAGCACGAAGGCTGCTATTGGTGCAAATAGTAGACCGTATACGATTTTTTGTTTTTGTGTTTCTGTCATGTTCATAACTATATTTAGTCTTGGATTAAAAGTCAAGTCCTTATTTAAAGAAATCAGTAAAACTAATAGATTTTGGGTAAGTTGAGTTGTTTTTTCTAAAAACCCATATAGGTTCTATAAAGATTCCATTCTTGCCACCAGTCTTGATTCGATGCGGTCTTGCTTGTAATCGCATACCAATCTTACCCAAATAGTTAGCGTTGGGGTAAGTTAGTATGTCATCAACCATTTCATCACATAGATTTGTTTTAGCACGAACTCGCAAAGGTGGGATAATATTAATCATCATATATGCATTTTCTCGTAATGTATCCCATACCATTCGATTTACCTTAAAGAAGAAATCATTCTTCCACGATTGGTAATCAGGATAACGCTTCCAAGATTGTTGATCTACCTTGCTAGTTGTCTCTGCATACTTTTCAGTTTCAAAGTAAGGAGGTGATGTAAAGTAAAAGTCAAACGTATTCTCATACAACTTCCAATCAACGTCTTCACTAGGTAGATTCCATATCTCTACATGTTTAACGCCTGTACAACTAAAATAGTTGACATCCTCTACGATAGCGGCTTTACCACCTAATAAACGTTCATACTCAATACATTGCTGTTTATATACGGCAAACGTATCAGGATTAGGATCACACCCTACATAAATTCGTGTGTTGGGTGTAGCATAGAAACCAGCAAGTCTATCTCCCCATCCACAACTTGTATCAAGTACGTTCATAGCCTGATGCTTTTCATACAATGCTTTTGCTACACTAGGCTTAAACTGTGTGGCAGTATATGTTCCTAAACGAAATGCACTACGAAACGTAGCGGGGCCAATATCACTGTTGCCTAATGTGCCACTACGCCAAAAATGCCAATTCATCTTTGATAACTTTGACTTAGTATTCCAAATATCCCAGGGACTATCGACCTGTGTACTGCCGCACTTCATGCGATTTTCTTGTTGAAAGTAATCAGCGCACTTGTTGTAAACGTGACCTTTATCAATGACTCCTAATGGATTTGCGTCATATGTATATTTGTAAACAAACTTTTCTTGTACAGTATCAAAGTCTTTGTACTCGCCCATCATTGATGTTCTACACAAACGTAGGAAGTTTTCTTCCATATCAGTTGTGGGAATATCTTTAATAGGAAAAGGAATGTTGTTGCTAGTGATATACTCTGCTAGTGCTTCTTTGATTTCACTGATAGTGTATTGAGTAATGAACACCTTCCACTTCTCATTACTAATGCATGGGATACCCTTAGCATCGCAATGAGTTTGGAAATACTGTATGATGTTCTGATTAGCCATATACTATTATACTTGCCTTTGTTCCATAAAGCAAGTGTTATGGTTACAATTCTTCGAATCTTTTGCGCAACCACGCCCACTCGTATGAAAGTTTCAACTGATTAAAATCACCATTGACTTCTTCATAGAACTCGTCAGCATCAACAGCGCCCTTGATGCTGAATTGTGCAAAGTCCCCATCGGCTTTGTTCATCCATGCATCAAGGCGCTCCCGAGCAATATCACTATCTTCGGCTTTTAGTTTCAGTACTTCACGGAAGGCTGTGCGCCATGTTGAGAAAGGATCCGTGTTGTACATCGCTGTACCCGATAATAGTTCTACTACTTCGTGTTCATCGTCAAGGGTAAAGTCTAAGCCTTTACCTTCATTGGCAAGAGTTAATTTCTTATTGTAGGCAATCATTGCTTGGTGACCATAAATCAAACCATTCACTGGATTCTTTGCTTGAAAGATATAGTGCTTTGAAATCTGCATACGATCTGGTTGCCAGTTCCAATCGAATTTAGGACTGACCTTTAACTTAGCAAACACCGTGAACATCCAAGGAGTGTTGCTTGCTTCTGCGGCAGCATGATAGGCTGCTACACGACCATTTACGCCATCAACTCTAACTACTCTGTTTTTAAGTCCTTTAGTAACTCGTAATAGATGTTCGTAGTTTTCTTCTGCGCCAGTTTCACCATTGCTTAAGAATACAATGTCCATTGGGTTAGACTTAGAAAGTTTTGTAGATTTCTTAATGTAAGGATAATCATACAACTCTTTCTTTACATAGTCATTAACTTCACGTGGTACAACAATTCTACTTGCGCCGGTACTAGTAATGATAATAGTTTTAGTATCGGGCGCCCACAAGTTCATTGGTTCAATTTCAATCTTTTCAATATTGTTATTGTCTTCTGAAATCAATGTAGCATATGGCCAATTACCAATGCTAGTAACTGCGTCAACCATTGTATCTTTACTAGTAACAATAGTTGGCTCTGGCAAACGTTGCGCACGTAGTGTAGAGTTATAGTTTACTTTATGATAGTCCTCAAGAACTTTCATGTCTGCAATTAACTCTCTAGTCTTGTTTACATCAATAAAGAACGTGTCTCCAAACTTTTGTTTACCACTAGGGAATACATGTAGTTGATCTTTAGCGAAAGGATCACAGATATAACTAAAGTCAAACTCTCTGTAGTCACAAACACTACTGCATAGCCACAGATAATGTTCTTTCTTTTCTGGCTGTTTATTGATAATCTCACGTAGTGTGTTCAAATAACTTTTATTGTACTTGACAACTGTTATAGATTTTTCATCAACCTTTTGAGTAATCTGTTCGACAACTGAAGTTACTTCAGGATTACCATGATCGATAACATATACATCGTGTAATGCTTTTGTTGCCTTAGTACGATTATCTTTAACAAAGTTTAGATTATTCAAGTGTTCGATGATTTTAACATACTTTGTGTCTTGTGCAAACGTTTCACGGTTAATCATAAATGTTGTACCCCAGTGTGACCACTGAGTACCAAACACGTTTACCATTTTCATCTGCCAGGGGTTAGGGTAATAGTCAAAGTCAAAACCTGTATAGTCTAGTTCTGAGTTTAGTACCCATACCAAATTAGTTGTAGCACGATTAGTGCAACGAGTGATTGTATCGACCCAAGAGTTTAGGTAACGTGTCTTTTGAATTCTATTACCAAATTTTGCTTTAAGCGTTTCAAATCTATTAGCGGATTCTTTGTTACCTCTATCAACATAGAACATATCAATGTTAACTTTGATCTCAACTTTTTGATCTTCGACATAGTTAATTTCACGATTGCCTTTGAACCATTGTGGCCCGTTGACAAAATACGTTTGTGTATTCATGTTGTCACGTGTACCAAATGCATGAACATAATGTGCTTGTTCAATGCTAGGGCGCCAGTTAAAATCAAACTCTGAATAATTCAAGTCAGGGTTCAATGCCCAGAATACTTCGTCTTTATGTTTATCAACCAAATCTTCAAGTGTAGTCTCAATTAGATATTGAGCATACTCTTCTTTCTTAACTTCTTCGATCTCAACACGTTCTAAGTTTACAACTTCTCCGTTGTTGTTTGGTGTAATGTATTTTGGTCCGTCAATTGGGTCTACGATAGTACCAAACTGATAGATAACAGGGCCTGCTGTATCATCAGGATGCCATGAGAAGTCGAACTTACTCACATCTATTGTTGTAGGAATATCCCAGTTCTTTTTAGTAGGAAGTTTACGTGCTTTCAACACACGTGTATCAACATACTTGAGTTTAGTTGCACCAGGTACTATATATCGCGGCCCACCTGTCTTTTGATGTTGTGTACCAAACTGGTAGATGAAAGGATCATCTTCCGCATATGGATGCCATGAAAAATCAAACTCTGTTGCTGAGATATCATTTGGTATTTCCCAGTTAGTCATATTAGTAAGTGACTTGGCTGTTAAACCTTCAACATATTTGACTTCAGTTGCACCGGGTACAGTGTAACGAGGTCCACCAGTAAATGCCCACTGTGTACCAAACTGATAGATATAAGCAGGGTCAGTATCATCGGGATGCCATGAGAAGTCAAAGTTATTAACATCAATGTTAGCAGGAACTTCCCAGTTAGTATTCTTTGGCAACGCACGTGCTTTGATAATGTCAACATACTTAACATCTTTTGCACCGGGAACTACATAACGCGGGCCACGTGTCTTAGCCCATTGAGTACCAAACTGATAGATATACGCAGGGTCTTTGGGACTTGGCTTCCATGAGAAGTCAAACTTAGTTACATCAATATCACTAGGCACTTCCCAATTGTCCATATCGGGCGCAAGAGTAGCAAGTGGCTTATTCACGTATTTGATTTGAGTTGCATTCTTTACTTTGTATTCAATCGTAGGCATCACTTCGGGTGAGTGATATTGATTACCAAATTGATAGATATATGGCTCTTCTGTTTCATCAGGGTGCCATGAGTAATCGAAATCTACTACTGTATAATTTTCTAATGCCTTCCAATTATCTCTGTTGGGCAAACGTTTTGCTTTGATAATACGTGTGTCAATATATTTGATAGGTGACTCTTTAGTTGCACCAGGCGCAACATACTGCGGTCCACCTGTCTTTTGCCACTGAGTACCAAACTGATAAATGTATGGCTGATCTTCTAAGTAAGGGTGCCATGAGAAGTCAAATGCTTCTACATCAATTTCATTAGGGAAATATTCCCAGTTAGTTCTATCAGGTAATGCTTTTGCTGATTGTTCTTCTGCAAATTTTAACTCAGTAGCACCTGGAACTGTGTATATAGGTCCTCCGCTGAGTGCCCACTGAGTAGCAAATACATACATGTAAGGAGGACTAGTACTGTCTGGATGCCATGAAAAATCAAATCCAGTAATATCAATATTACTAGGAATCGTCCAGTTTTCTTCTGAAGGAAGTCTTTTAGCCTTTGAACCATCTAGATACTTTACCTCTGTTGCACCCTCTACTACATAACGAGGGCCGTCTGTTTTTTGCCATTGTGTGCCAAACTCATAGATATAAGGTGGCGCATGTGGATTAGGCTTCCATGTGAAGTCAAAGTCAGTAGCGTCAACATTCTTGGGAATAACCCAATTAGTTCTATCTGGTGCAAGAGTTGCTTTTAGCCCACTGACATATTTAACTTGTGTTGCGTTGGGAACTTTATATTGTACAGTAGGCATTGTTTCAGCATCATAGTACTGATTACCAAACTGATAGATATAAGGTTCTTCTGTATCATCAGGATGCCATGAATAATCAAAAGCAAATACTTTTAAGTTACCAACTACAGTATAGTTATCAAGACTCATTAAACGTTTTGCTTTTAGAATACGTGTATCAATATACTTAACAGGACTGTTCTTGTGACAACCAGGAGTAATATACTTTGGGCCACCTGTCTTTTGATGTTGTGTACCAAAGATATAGACATAAGGCTGATCTTCTACATATGGATGCCATGAGAAGTCAAAACTATCTTCGTCAATCAAGTCAGGATAGTATTCCCAATTTGTTTTATCGGGCAATGCTTTTGCTTTTTGATCTTCAACATATTTAATTTCTGTTGAATTTTTCATGTGATACACCGGCCCACCACTAAATGCCCACTGTGTAGCAAATACATACTCATATGCAGGGGCAGTGGCATCTGGATGCCAACTAAAGTCAAAACTATCTTTGTCAATATATGAAGGTATAGACCAGTTATCACTGCATGGCAATTTTTTTACTTTTTGCAAGTCCATATACTTTACTTCAATTGCGCCCTCTACTACATAACGAGGACCGTCTGTCTTCTGCCACTGAGTGCCGAACTCATAGATATAAGCAGGATCTTTGGGATTGGGTCTCCATGAATAATCAAAGCCAGTATCATCAATGTCACTGGGAATATTCCATTTTGCCCTGTCAGGTGCAAGAGTAGCAACAATAGAGTTTACATACTTAACCTGCGTTGCACCCTGCACACGATATTCAACAGTGGGCATAATTTCTGCCGGATATTGATTATTACCAAAAGCATAGATGTACGGCTCTTCTGTATCATCTGGATGCCAACTATAATCAAATGACGATAATTTAGCATCAGTGACTACATACCAATTCTTAAGATTAGGCAAACGTTTTGCTTTGATAATACGTGTGTCAATATACTTGATCGGTGAATTTTTGTGACAGCCAGGGGTAATATACTTTGGTCCACCGGTCTTTTGATGCTGTGTACCAAAGATATAAATGTAAGGTTGATCTTCTACATATGGATGCCATGAGAAGTCAAAACTATCTTCATCAATTAAATCAGGGTAGTATTCCCAGTTTGTTTTATTAGGTAATGCTTTTGCTTTTTGGTCTTCAACATACTTTATTTCTGTTGCGCCTTCCATTTTATACGTAGGGCCTCCCGACAACGCCCACTGAGTAGGAAAGTTATAATTATACTTAGGAGATGTGGCATCTGGATGCCAACTAAAATCAAAACTATCTTTATCAATATATGAAGGTATGTCCCAGTTATCAGTAGATGGCAGTTTTCTTACATGTTGTAAGTCCATATACTTTACTTCAGTTGCGCCCTCTACTACATAACGAGGACCACCTGTCTTCTGCCACTGTGTGCCAAACTCATAGATGAACGGTGGGTCGGCAGGACTAGGCTCCCAACTGAAATCAAATCCAGCAGTATCTATGTCTGTAGGAATTTCCCAGTTATCTTTACATGGTTTACGTGTAGCACGTTCTGTCATGTATTGATATTCGGTTGCACCTTCTACTACATACTGAATAGAGATTTTATCTTCTGGCTTGTTCCATTGATTGCCCCATGCATAGATATAAGGAGGCGCAGTTGGATCAGGAACCCAACTGTAATCAATGCCATTACAATCTTCTAAGTGTTCAAAACGTGAGACTTGAGGCAATAGTTTAGCAACGCTAGGCATATGCTTTTCATCAGTTGCCCCATCCATCTTATAAATGATAGTAGGCATCTTAGTACTGTCATATTGACTATGACCAAATACATAATTCATATTTGGTTCTCTTGGATCAGGTCTCCATGAGAAGTCAAAACTATCTTTGTGTACAGGGTGTAATATTTCCCACTTGTCCCATTCAGGGAGAACTTCAATTGGGTTAGGCATGTACTTCTTATCAGTTGCGCCAGGTGCGTGATATTCAAGTGTAGATTTTAATGTGCCTTCGATATACTTGTTACCCCAAATATAAATGAACGGGGTGTCCATTGGATCGGGACGCCAAGACATATCAAATTTATCTTTGTCAATTGGTTGAACTTCTACCCATCTATCTAATTCAGGAAGCAACTCTACAATAGAGTCCATGTACTTGACTTGAGTTGCACCCTCAACGTGATATTCTAATACAGTTTTTAATTGTACAGGTGCAAACTTATTTCCCCATTTATAGATATAAGCAGGTTCAGAAGGATCGGGATGCCATGAGAAGTCAAACTTACTTTGATCGATTAAATCTAATTCGACCCAGTTGTCAGTTTTTTCATTTTTTCTACGTACAGGATTTACATCTGCACGATAGATAATTAAGTCACTGTGTTCTTTTGGGCATAGCCAAGTGCCACTATCTTTTTGATGTTGGCTGGGCCACACATTGTTATGATCTTCAGCCCATACATCTTCGTCGGATAAGAATTCAAAGTCAAAGTCCCAATCGAAATTTTTGTAATCGCAGAATTCATTAATGATCCAGAAGTGGCTAGTAGAAGCCTTGGCACGGGCATCTATTAGTGATTCAGCGTGTCTTTCTCTGGGGTGAACGTTTGGCTTTTTGCCATAGTAAAATACATCTCTCAACATACATTTACTTATGAGCAGACTGTTACATTATAAAGTTTTTCAAATCTGTCTGCGTCTTCACGATTGTTTACCATTGGTTCTCCACGAATGTTAAGTGATGTGTTTAGTAGCATTGGGCAACCTGTTTCTTTGTACCAATGTTCTAAGAGTTTTCTAATTCCAGATCCGTCGTTAGGTACAGTTTGCACACGACTAGTAAAGTCAGCGTGAACGATAGCAGGAAATATGTGAGGATGCCTACAACGAGCGATGACTTGCATATACCTACTGTTATCGAAACCACGAGGCATGTCAAAATACATATCAGCATGTTCCTCCAAAATAATTGGCGCAAACGGGCGGAACTTCTGTCTTCGCTTAATTTCATTTACTTTATCCTTAATATCTGATCCTCTAGGATCCGCTAACAATGATCGATTACCCAAAGCACGTGGGCCAAACTCCGCACGACCACTAGCAACTCCTACGATCTTATTCGTATACAACTCTTTAATTACATCGTCAACGGGATAATCACCCTCAATGTTATATCCTAAGAATGCATCTGTCCACTTAACTTTCTTACCATAACCCAAACAGGCTGCACCAAGACTGTTACCAGCGTCACCCGGATTAGGCATAATCCAAATATTCTTAAAGTGATCTCCTAATAATCTATTAGCAAGACAGTTAAGAGCAACGCCACCACCATATACTAAGTTCTGACTTGAACCTAAGAACTTTGCTTTAGCGATAACATTAGTAATCAATGTTTCTGTAAGTGCTTGTGTAGAAGCGGCAATATCCATTTCATTAGCACCTGCTAAGAAATCATCGCTAATGCCAGTATGTAGATTTAACTTGAAATCAAGTGTGGTTCTATTGGCTAATACATTATATTCTATCTTACTAGCATGAATAGGCTTGCCATATGCAGCCATACCCATTAAGATATATTCTTCATCTAGTGGACGTAAGCCCACTCGTTGTGTCATCGCAGAATAAAAAAGACCAATCGAGTCAGGGTATCTACGCCCCCAAAGTTTCTTATATGTTGCTTTACCTTCTTTATCATAACTTGCATCCCATATACTGATAGTATCCAACTCACCAATAGCGTCAATCACAACAACTGTTGCATGTTCAAAGGGTGATGTTTGAAATCCTGCGGCCGCATGAGTTAAGTGATGACTATGAGTATGAATCTTACCATTACGACCATCTTGTAGTTTATGCACAAATTTTGAACCAATAAGGTCTTTAGTGAATAAACTAGATAGTTTAGGCTTTTCTCCTGAACGCAATTGCCTAAAGAACTTCATCCAAGGACGTTCATAGTAGTGAAGTTCAACATCTCTACTATTGCAGTGCTTTAGTGCATCCTCAACAATATCATTGCACAAATCTTTAGTGTGCTTTTCTTTGTTATAACGTTCACTGTGTCCAGCAAATAATATGTTACCCTGGTCATCGATAACGCTTAATGCGGCATCGTGAAAGCCAGTACTGATTCCAATGTAGTTCATTTGTAGATGAATGGGTCCCGTTTTTTAAGTTCTTTGATACGTTTGCGGTATTGAATTTCACGTTTGACTTTGTTATAAAGTCTTTTTATCCATGTAAACATTTGTTTTCCTCTATAAATTTGTAAAGTTCTTCAGCATATAAACGATGCGGTGTTTCGTCATGATGCCAATACTTTGCGTTAGGGTTCTCATAACCCAAATTGCGATACTTCCAAAAGAATGCCTCGTCCTTAGTTCCGTTCAGTTTATAATAGCACTGTTTGTCAATTAAGTCAAGATATTCCTGCACATGTTTGCTACCCAAAGTAAACATATGCATTGCATTGCACATAACATATTTAACATTCAAACTTTTTAGAAAATATTGAATCTGCAATACATTATTGGCACTCATTATCTCTAGCATAGTTTCATTCTCTGCCATAAATTTATGATAGCGCGGGAACAATTCTTTCTCTTCTGGGTCTCCGCCTTCCCAGCCAAAGTTAATTCTAAAGTATGAATTGGTTGTATCGTCAAACCAGTCTGCTGATTTGCTACTACCATTATACCAAAAGCCTCTGTTACTTGCAACTTCTAATCTGATGCTTTCAGTCCAAGATGCTAATACAAACACTTCCATTTGGTTTGGCTTATAATTATGTTGAAACCATTTTAAGATACTACGTGCAATGCAACTGTTTGATGCACCATTCAATGCAATGTTAACTGGCTTATAACCTAGAATACGTGCAAGTTGTGCGCCATATGATTGCTGTCTATTATAGACGCTATCCTCTTGTCCATTGATTTCAGATCCGGCAGCATGACTACAACCTGCAATTAACATTATCTTTTCCATTAATTTCTCTTTATTCTATAACCAGGGTTGGCAAATTTCTCTGTGAACAATGCTGTATTATGTTCTAATATGGGAAGCATTCTATTATAGACGTTTTTCAAATTATCAATAGAACATTCATTTAAACCATCGATCAATTTAAAAATCTTTGCTAATCTTTCACTATGGTCATATTCATCGTCATATGATTCATCCCAAAAATCACCAAACGTTTTAAATCCTAAACTTTTAATATATTCTACTGTCTTTGGTGGCGCAACTACAATAAAGGGTTTCATATATTGCATTGCTTGAAATACTTTTTCAGAGAAGTTTGCCGTTGGTTGAAAAAACCGTGTTTCATTTATTACATCGACAAAGATATCGGAGTAATAATGCTCTAAAGTATTTCTGACACCATTAAATAACGCAGGTGTCATACCCGGTTTATATTCTGCCATGTTAGGCCACGGATTCATTAAGTGTGGATGATTAACCCAAACTGCTTCACTGGTAAATTGATCTACAATCAATGGACTATTTGTATTGACGTATTCGGTGTTTTCTTTTAGTATTCTAAAATGTGTAGGATGCTTTATATGCCATTCATTTAATTTAAATGGCAAATCTTGACTTAACACATCAAATGTAGTTTTAAAATACCAACTAACATTTGAATCCATTGTAGACAAATATGTAGCAACTAAATTTCTATGCTTAGTGTAACGCCAATTTAAATTCATAAACTTTTTAGTAAAGTTGTCATTTGCAAGATTAGTTAAATCTTGAATATTTTCCTGAGTCTTTAAAAACAAGTCATCGGTAACTAAGTTCATTTTTGAGTTATAATACGGGTAATACTTTTCAACTTCATAATCACATGTATGTACAGTGACATTAGTTAAATTATTTCGTGTAATATAATCTAAAATGCTATCTAACTCATCGGCTCTTAACTGTTGGAAGTCAATATCGTGACTAAACTCTGAGTAAAACCCTTGTGTATGTTTGGTGCCGTGTTTGTATTTCACTTTGGCCCCATTAAGATAACTGCACAATGGTTCATACAAATAAATATGCAAACCATTTTTATTCAATATGTCTTTTCCGTTTATATCATGCGTGATATCATCTAGTTGTTTGATACTAGAGTTATCCATATACACCATAAATGCACGGGTTAGATTATCTTCAATTTTAGGAACAATACTATATTTGAAAAACAGATGTGATGATTGTTTAGTATCAACGTTAGGTACGTTAACACAAAGCAAAGAATTCATTTGCCCAGAGTAAATGTTTTGTCCAGTAACTTGTAATGTATATCTGTCTTCTACCCCAATGTTTGCGGCCGCATGGGGAGTATCGTTATGCCATTTAAACCAATCACCTGCTTTCCAATTAGTGTATCCAACACCATCTAATTCAAAATAATGGCCGGGCTTCCAATCTTCAAGCATTAAAATAACTCTATATACTTCGTTGGAATCAACTTCATTTAGTTTGCAGTAAGTTCTGTAATGATCACTATGTATTGGCATAATTTCAAGTGTGGTCATTTTATAGAATGTATATGATTGATTAAACAATCCAAACGCACCCTCAATGTCCTTTATCCACTGGGGCATAGGGTTTCTATTATCATACATGCTACCAGTAAAACTTTTAACATAGTCATAGCCCATATTTCTCCATGTTTCTATCTCATGGTTAGTTATAGGTTGTTTTTTATAGGGTAGGTATTTAAAGTCATCTCCCCATAATTTGCCCAAATGTCCCCGTGTTACTCGTTCATTATTCATATCTTTATTTAATGGGATTACTTACTATTGACAAATTAAAAGTATGATACGTTTGTTTCAATAGTGCTAGATTATACTTTAAAATGGGTTCGATTTCCGATCTCAATTCTTCGAGTTCTTCAAGTGACTTACTACCAATATAGTCAATCAACTTTAATATCTTAGCCATTCGTACACTGTGTATTGGTTCTTCGTCATAACTTTCATCCCAAAAGTCACTAAATGTTTTTAGTCCAGTTTCTCGCATATATTTCAGTGTATATGGAGGTGCAACTAATATAAACGGATGCTTAAGAAATATTGTTTGTAGGATCTTCTCAGAGTAATTTGCAGTTGGCTGTGCAAATCTAGTTTCATTTACCACAGAAATAAAAGATTTATTATACAATGATGCTATTATACCAGTGCTTGAACGGTTAGACATAGTATGATAATTCAATGGAATAGTATATGCACCGTCCCATTTATTAATTTGTATAGGTTGTTTGACAGAATGATCTAAGTTAAGCGGCGACTTCTTATCTAGTAATATTGTTCCCAAACTTAGTTTGCGATATTGCTTGAGGTAATCTACCCTATAGTCTTCTATATTAAACCATAGATTTTTACTAAATGTTTCAAAGTCACATTTAAATTGCCAACTAACATAACTAGGGTAATTCTGCAAATATGCCGCTATGATATGTCTATGAGTAGCATATCTCCAGTTTAATGATAGAAACTTACGTTCTATCTTATATTCGGTTGTATCTAGCACTGGCATAGTTATACTAGTCTTGAGAAACAAGTCATCGCAAACTAATTTTAAATTACTATAGTGTGGGTAATATTTTTCAATATCATAGTCACAGGTATGTACTGTGATATTAGTTAGATTGTTTCGGGTAGCGTATAAACTAATGCTGTCAAGTTCTTTTGAACGATTTAGATTAACATCTTCATTACCAATATATTCGTGATAGAATTGTGGAGTTTTCTTGTGTTTACCTTTGTAGTAACTAATAATAGGTTCATACAAGTAGATATCTATTCCGGTATCGTTTAGATAATCAACATCATCATGTATTAAATGGTGTAGTTCTTTTAAACTATTATTCAACATAAAGATAATAATAGGTGTTGTTTTGTTTATCTGATGTATTACTTTGTTGATACTATAATGTTGATCACTATGTGGTTTAGTTTTTAGATTAGGAAAATTAAACCAATGTACTTCTTTATAGAGATCATTCGTTGACAACATTTCATTCTCGCTTTAGGTCAACTGTTACGCAATGAAAGCATCCTCCCAGTGTACGTGCGTGACGCATAGGTAGCATGGCACATTCAATATTGTGTTTCTCTAACTCTGTTCTAAGATTATGTTGATGTTCTTCTAATACAACTAAGTTTGGATTCACTGACAATAAATTGATACTGACCCATGTGCTTGCATTACAGTAGCCTGGATAATGTCCAATGTCTACTGGCTCGGGTGCCCAAATAACATCCCAGTTTCTCAACGGTTTAGGCAATTGTTCTACCGACTTAACACGTGATGGGTTCAATAACATTAGACCCTCACGCAATAATGCAATCGTGCTGTCAATATGAATATAACTGTAAACCCCTTCAATTGTGTGTACAGTAGAGTTAGGGTAATAACTTTGTAATAGTTCTGCACCCTTTTTGTTGCCTGTGTTACTTACAAGATAATACAAATCATCATTACTACGTAATACATTTGCGGCATCAAAGCAAGGCTCTGTATCATTCAATGCTAGTATGTCAGGGTTGCCTAAGCATTGACTATTGTATAAGTCGTTTCCAGTAGGTCTACCCATTAAATGAATTATATCTACAACACCGTGATATGCCATCCACTCGTTGCGTCTAGCACGTAGTGCCATTGGAGGTGAAATGATTTTGTCATCATATGCCATTATAGTATCACGTGGGCAATAGTTGTAGTAGTTAGGAATTTCTTTAACGTTTGGTCGTAGTACCTCTACACTTTCACCCTGCAAAAAATTTACAAGAGTCTCTAAGTCTTCGTTTGCTTCTGCAATAACTTGCTTTGGATAAGGGCCAGTTGGAATGTTATATGTATAACGTCTGTCAGCGTAATTAATTAGGCGTAAACTTGGATCCAATAAAGGAATCTTTGCATCGTCAGCACGACCTACAATTACTTTCTTTAGTGTGTCCCATTCATTTCTACTATACGTCATATTTCTATTTTTCTGGGGTTAAAGTAATTATCAATGTCATAATAAACACGAAACTTTTTACCAGTATCAGATTCGTCTAATAGCCAACCAAATGTAGTGTAAGATTGATGCAACGTATTATGTTTGATATTGGCGACTCCAATTAATAATAATTCTGTTGTACCATTAAATGTAAATTCCATATTGTTGTTGAATGTTTGTGTGTTTGCATTGAATTCAATTGACCCTACGCAAAGATTTTGTGCAGTATGGATATACTTAGCAAAGCCCTTTTCCTTGTACATAAACTTAAAATGGTCAATCAAATCGTTCTCTGTTGGCCAAATAGGTTCTTTATAGTCAATACTGTTTAGATAAAAGTCAACTTTAAATGTTTCCGGAATAAAATAACATTCGGGAAACAATGAACGAATATGCTTAGTGTAATTAACATAGCCCTCATCAAATAGTCTGGGGCCATAAAACTCACTGATAGTGATATCAGGAATACCCATATCAAAGTCTTCAATCAACAATTCTTCGATATCTTTGTTGATTAGTTTATACTGTGTTGATTCTAGTTTCTTGTTAATAACGTTTTCTAAGATACGAAACATATGCGGATCACGTTCAACAAAGTATACAAACTTTGCACCATATTTGATTGCGTTTAATCCTAATATGCCTGTTCCACATCCTAAGTCAATTACAATTTTGTCATACACTGAATTTCTAATAGCAGGAATTAACAATGTGTTTAATCTATTTGAACCGTTCAACATATCTAAATTCATACCTTCAGGAATGTTGGTTGAATTCATCCATTCACTTTCATTTAGATAGTATGTCATTTAAATACACTCATTGATCTTAAGTCTGGGTAATCTTTATATGTCCAGCGGCGGGGCTTAACGTCAACCACTTCTTGGAAACGTTGTAATCCTAATTGTGCTGTTTCGGGTGTCATATAATAATGATAGCCCATTGTTTCAACATCTTGTTCAGCCCAAGGCTTATCATCAGTACGACCATCATAACGCATTCTACGTAACAACTCATATTGTTCTTCATTGTCAAGTAGAATCATTCCACCTCGATTTAAGTTTAAATGTTTTCTATACTGAAAACTTAAACACATCATTGATCCTGGAATATATCCATTACGTTTCCAATATACTGCGGCGTCGATAATATTAGTATTACCAATATAGTAATAATCTTTCCAGTGTACGTCAAAGAATTCCCATGATAAATTTAATTTCTCAAATGTCATGGGAACACTTAGATAAGTGTGGCGCGGGCAATTAACAGAACTATGAGGTTTATAAACTCGTAAACATAGTTCAATTGCATGTGTACAGCAATCAACTGCTACAGCATATTTTGCCCCGTAGTAATTAGCAATCAATACTTCAAATTCTTTAACTGACTTCATGGTAACAAGGGCACAGGTTTCTTTTTAACAATACTATCAAGTGAAATACTTACTACAGAACTTTTTACTTTCTTTGCTTGAGTATCTGCTTCCTTTTCAGGCATTGCTAAATCTCTAGACTTATCACGCTTAAGTTCTTTTTCTTCTAGTGTAACTACGTGATCCATGTAATTACTCCAGTCGCCAGTTCCCTTATAATGATAATCAAAAGAGAAGTCAATAGTAGCGTTTAGTTCTAATTCTTCTTCTAACAAGTCACTAAAGTCTTGTCCACTACGACCTTCTTCGCTGTCCCATGTAGTCTTAGCCATTTTTCTAGCACGTTTAGCAGTGTTTGCTTGAATACGTGAATAGTCTTGTGCATAGAAAGGACCCTTACGACCCTCTGGAGGAGGAAGTCTGTCATCATATGGGTTATCAACTTGCTTAAACTTAATATCAAAGTCCGCTTCCCACTGACCTTCATCAGTGATCTTAAACTTATAGGTTGCCCAGTACTGGCCCGGACCATATTGAGTACCGAACTCTTTTAAGTCCAAGTCTGGGTGGAATCGTACTTCTGCTGTATAGCCTCCTCTGGCTCTCCATAAGTTTCTAAAGAATGGCCACATCTCATTAACAAGCGTATCAGCAAAAGGATTAAGATCAGGCTTAATAATATTGTAATCAAAATCTTCATAGTGTAATTCTTTTTGAATCGCAGGATGATTCAATCTAATGTCATAGTGACGTTGTGCTAATTCACTACGTACAGGATAACTTACAGGAACTTCTGTTACTCCCTTAAAGAAATCTAAGAACATATGAATTGTTTTAACACGTGTCATAACATGCGGGCCGCCAATCTTAAAGTCATTTGAGATCCAGTGACCTTGATACTTGTGCCAACTTACGTTGTATGCATGAGGATTCTGTCCAACAATTGTTTCTGGACCCAAACCATATCCTACACCAAGCCCTGCGTTATTGATATTGTTATTACGCATACGCCATAAGAATGTCATAGTGTCACTATAGTCTTGGAAGTCTTCTGTAGGGAAGCCAACGATCCAGTTAGTTGCGCACCAAATGCCTACTTTCTTGCAGTCAATAAAGTTTTGTTCCATCTCACGAATAGTAACACCTTTGTGCATATCGTCAAGTACTTTTTGTGATCCTGACTCGCAACCAAAGTTAAACATAATACAGCCACCGTCGGCTAAGTCTTGTAGATATTCTAAGTCCATACGACCATCGCAACGAGCATAGCCTGTCCAACGAACTTTCAAGTCTTTAGCAACAAGTGCTTTGGCAAATGCACGTAATTCTTTTACGTTACCATTGATAAGACTATCAATGAACCAAATGATATCGGTGCCTTTGTTATAGTAAAGCCACTCTACTTCATCAATCAAGTCAACTGCTTGACGTTGACGATACTTCCAAAAGTGTGTTTCTTCACAGAACGTACATTTAGCAGTACAGCCTCGACTAATTTCACTGTTAACTCCATTGGGAACTTCATATAGTGAGAAGTCAAGACTTTCATAGTCCGGCATTGGCAAACCATTGATGTTAATTCGTTCGTCTTCGGGTTGTGATAAAATACGAGGTTCGGGACTACGGAAACCAGACTCGATTTCATCAAGCATTACTAATAGATTTTGTTCACCCTCTCCAATTACAACATAGTCATAGTAGGGTTCAATTTTAAACCAACTCTTGTGAACGTTTGGACCACCTACTGCAATACGAATCTTTGGATTACGTCTTTTAATTTCTTGACACATCCACTTAGTAGGTTCTTCACTGATATAATAAACACTGAAGCCAACGACTTCAGGGTTCATCTCAATGATCTGATCTACTGCTTCAGATAGAATAGGTTCTAGTACAGGGTGAATGTCATTCATGTACGTATCACCTAGCCAGTGCCATGAACTTGAAGGATCCCATAGTCTAAAAGGTAGTTTGCGATTAGGCCACCAATCATCTCTAAAAGCGTTATATGCTTTAACGTTCAAGTCCATGATATGTGTTTCATAGCCTGAACTCTTAGCGACCCCTGATAATCGTGCAAGACTAAATGGGGGCATATAGGGAGACCACTCAGGGCATAGAACTAGAACCATTTTAGTATTACGTGTCTTGTAGTCAACGTATACTGGTGTTAAGTTCTTTTGTACAGTTTGTTTGGCATAGGGTGCAATCGCCTCCATCATTGAACGATGGCGTGCGTCTGAAATATCTTCTGTAGGTCTCTCTTTAGGTTTAAGTTCATCAACTGCTAAAGAACGTAGTGTAAAATCCAATGGTAACTCCCGTGTCTACTATATTTAGAGAAAACTGCAGGAGTCTAATTAAATTTAGGGTTTAAAATGTAATATGACGCCCTGAGGCATAGTTTTGTTTTTCATCTCATATTTGCCCATAAACTTTAATCCATATAAACTTGCCATATGTATTTCGCTTTCCATATATTGGCATTCGATAAGATAAATGTCTGCATCGTGTGTGAGATGTTTACCAATGTTTTTAAAAAATTCTTCATGAATCTTAAAGTCTTGGTCAACACATAATCTAGCAGAATTTTCGATGTTTTGCTGATTAGTATTACCCATAGTTTTCAAACTGGCTTCAAACTCTGTTAAATCTAAACAGTGGGGAGGATTAGATACAACCAAATCCCATTTTTCAGATTTTGGAATATCACTAATTTTATCACAGTGATAACCAGTTACATATTTGGCTAAACTATTTGCATTTGCTGTATCTAAACAATTATCAATTGCTTCTTTATACATGTCACTGAATACAATATGATTGCATACACCCATACCCAATAACTCATATCCTAATGCACCGAAGCCAGCACACCATTCATATCCTCTACTATATGAATATTTTCCTGTCTTGCGAACAACGTCTAATAAATCATCTTTAAAGTTAAGTCCGCCACCGTCTAATTTACGTGGATACTTAAGAAAGATTCCACCTTTCAATCGTGCAGTAGCAATGTCATCACCTAACCAAATATTATCTGTATTAACAGCGTTTAATCTAGTTTCATGTTGCTCACGTTTAGTTACTACAACCTCATCGTTAGTTGTAGTAACTTCAGGTCGTGTATTACCATAATGAATTACAGTTCCATTATGATTTGATTTATTGAATTGTCTCCACGGATCAATAACAATTGAATTATCAGGGAAACGTAATTCTTCTACATACTTTTCCCAGTAACCAATTAGGTATACATCTGTTGAATTAGTTCTTAAATCAGTGTCACCGGTATGAATGTCATAGTAATTGACTTCACCACCTAACTCTTTAACATAATGTCCAACTAATAACGAGTAACTTCCGTTTATATATGGCACATTTGGCTTATATGCTTTACCTACAATTGTAACACGTTTACCAAGTGATAAACATTTCTGTGCTAATCTTTTTGCTTGCATTTCACGTGCGGTCATGATACTATCAAATAGATCATAACCCAAGTCTAATCGTTCTGCTAGAAAACGTAATGCAATGTTGTCACGTGGGTGACAGGCGCCAGCATCGCCCATGCCGGCTTTCATGTATGCAGGACCCGTAATACGATAGTCACTCTTTGCAAGTGCATTAGTTACTACGTCTACATTGATGTTGCCATTAGTTTCAGCAACGTCTTGAATCATATTAACTAATGCAATCTTTGTGCTAATGAATGTATTATAGAATATCTTAATGGACTCTGCTTCATCCCAGGTGCCCACTTCATATCTAGGGTCATTTTTCATCATGGGCTTATAAAAGTCAATCAACTCTTTAGCGTCACCTGTGATAGAGCCATCTTCAGTTCCAATAATAACCATTTCGGGATTAACAAAGTCCCAAGCAACAGTACCCATTGCAATTAGATATGGATTGTATATGAATCGACCATTACTAATATATTTGCGTAGACTGTTGCGTACTGTTCCCGGCAATACGGTACTAATTAAAATAACTAATTGTTTTTGTGTTACGTATTTGTTAACTTCTTTTAGAATCTGTGCAGTAGTTGAATAGTCAAAATCTCTATTTGGCAAATGACTAGTAGGTGTTTCTCCACCGTAGATAGCATCATGTGGAGTCGGCGCCGCAATAAAGATAAAATCTCTATCTTCTACTGCTTCTTTAATAGAAGGCTTCATTGGGAATGAGGGACTTCTTTCCTGTGTATCGTATCCAACTACATCATAGTGTTTGGACATAACTGTAGCGCAGGGTTCACCCAATTTACCCACACCTATCATTGCAACTTTAATCATTTATACGCCTTATTATATGTGAATATTTATAGTGAGTAATTATAGTCTATTAAATTCTAGTTTTTTGGTTCGTAGTAGATCGTAGTTAAACTTACATATTGGTTGAACATTGGCTAACCATTCACGTGTTTCGTCATCAGTCATATTACACAAACGTTCAACCTCATCCATAATAGCCATTACTCTAGTTTCATCATCTTCAATTGTATCATAAGATTCGTCAATATATGGATGAAACGTTTTATATCCCAATTCACGTAGACCGTTAAGTGTATTTGGAACTGAGGTAATTATAAATGGATGCTTTGCTCTAATAGTTTTCCATGTCTTTTCTGTGTGAAATGTAGATGGAAAGCAATGAATTCTACCGGGAATGTCATTAAGACCACCTCGCGGAGAAAATTCACTAACGTAATCTACATTGTGATGGAATAATGTTTCATTAACCAAACTAAACAACGAGTTTTTATATAGTGCCAAATCGCTTTCATTAAGAATATGCATGTTATCAGTGTTAGAATTCAATGTAAGATTTAATGGAAACTCATCTGCGATGCTATTGATTCCCTGTGTAACTCTTTCTTCTAAGTTAGGAAAAAATACTTTCATTTCATATAGATTAGATAAAATATCTTCTTGGGGTTTTACAAATGACAAATATGCTATATCTCTAAGACCACGATTAACTAATTCTGACACTGTTACTAATCTATGCGCTCTGGGTTGCATATTCAAGCATAGTATTTTCTTTCTACGATGAGGTTCAGTTGAATGAAAAACTTCAATTTGATTTTTTTCTTTTGCAGGTGATGCTTCAAATGTGTTTGTAAAGCACAAGGGTATCGGCAGATAATTCATTATTGCACAATATTTAAAGTATACCTTTCGGTTATAACTTACATTGGCGGCGGCAGTTACAAATATAAGGTTGTGTATTGGAAAATTCCAATCAATGATTAATGGCTTTATTACTTTGTCAATAACTCTCATGTAGCCAGTCGCAAATGATTCATCACGTAAATCAAATACTATAAACTTATTCCAACCCTTTGTGTCTAACTGGTCTTTAACATATCTCTGAGTGGCAACAATTGTTCCCTCAAAATGTTCACCAAAATAAGGTATATGAGGAGGAATAATAATTAATTTATCTCTAGGTATATCAAGACCAATTGCTAATTCTACATTAGACCATTGATCTCTCTGTTCTACCTGTTGTATAATATCTTCATAATAATCCATTGTTCAAACTCTGTATTTCTTTAAAAATATATTGTGCTATTCGTCTATGTCCGTATTCGTTAGGATGATTGTCTTCCTTACTGATTCTTTCATAATACCAATCATTATGTTTTATGTTGATCCAATTAAACTTGAATGCATACGTTTTTAAGTTGTCAGGAAAGTATTTAACGGGTATACCCAATGCATTCCAATAATAATACTTAATATTGTATGTTTCAAAAATATTTGCTAATGCGGCCATATGAGTAATGAAATTATATAATCCTTCGATATCACTATATGTTTTATATCTCATTTGCGAATCCTGAAACTCTTCTATAGGTATATGATAATTTCTAGAGCCGGGTGGGTATATACAACATCCTGCTTTAATTAAAGCCCAGTCATTATCATGATTTTCCCAATCCCAATTATTATGTTTTTCTGTCACTGTACTTTTAGAATAATACTCATATCTTGAGGGTTCACTCCATTGAATTACCGCAATTGTATTATCTAATGTTTCACGATCCTGCTTTAGTATCCAATCTAGTGTAGTTCTAACAATACGTTGATTACTGCCGCAACCCATTGACAAGTTTACATTGGTGTCGTGTTCTAGTAAGTGCATTAAATGATGTGGCCA